CCTGAATCGATGGTCAAGCCGCTGGTATTACAACGTACACAAGCACTCCACTACAACATAACCAAGCATAACCACTCGTAATATGTAATACGGCGGCCAGGCACGGGGATCTCAGCATCTATTTCCCCCTGAGCGAACTTTCGCTTCCACCTTTCGGAGAACACGACCTCGCGATTGGGGACTTGGGGCTCTAGCCAGTCGAGGTAGTCCTCCAGATACCCCCTCGTCACGTCATTACCCGCCGCATCGGCATAGTGGCCGATTGCCCGCTCCCAAGCCCCCTGAGGGCCTTCAGTCTCATACTCCGGGTAGAGCAATCGCTGAAACGACTCTAGAGACGGGCGGTAGGGAATGACGCCGACAAAGGAGGCATTATCAACGACTTCGTTGATTGTCCTGAAGTACTTCCCCAAATACTGGAGCCCCTGAAAGTCGCCAGGGGTTTCGTCAACAACCATGTCCGTCTCAAAGGACTTGGTGCCTCCGTAATTGATACCAAAGATGTCCCTAACGGCATCAACAATGTGTTTCTTCGTAATCCAACTGAACTTCCCGCTTAACCCGACGAGGTTATCATCCCCTGTCCCATGAGCGAAAGTCTCTTCGAAGATGGTCTCCATATGCTTTTCACCAACTATCCACGCAAGCGCAGAATAGATGATAATCAGCGTACACACGCTTTGCAGCAGTGTGTTATGATTATGACCACTCGTCGACCCACCCTTGCGGGAGAAGACCATACCATTATCAATGAACATCTTCGCCTCGACAAGGCCACGATAGACGAACTCCCAGTACTTATCGTACCGGTTGCTCTCTCCATCGACGAATTGGGCACGCGCGACCCGAATCGCGAGGCGGATCAACCACCCGGGCAGAGAAGCATCAAACTTCTCTGCATCGAAGCAGAAGATCTTAGCACAGTCTTGAAGCCCCTCCAAGAATCTCTCGCTGCCGCCGTGCCAAAAGGACAGGCCAATACCAACTGGGTACTGGTCATCCTTCCACGCCGTCGTGAGTAGCTTCTCCGTCACCCCATTGAGCTTTAGATCGCGATGCCCGGTCATCATGATCAGCCTCCCCTTCGCCACTTGCTCCCCCATCCTCTCCACATCCGCACGTCTTGCTAACTTGCCCCTGCCGCCAATCCTGTTGAGTTGAGGCTCAACATCCCCTCCCTCCATGAGTGTACGCCACGACTGACGGGCGTCCTCAAGGGCGACACCGTCTGCTTCAATACGGGTTTTATACCCTAGCCGTGTGTACTCGATGCCAGGGAACTTGTCCCCGATGAAGGGAACACGCTCCAAGTCATCCTCCTGGGGAAAAGAGAGTTTTGGACTCACGTCCAAAATGGATTCCACGTAGGAGCAAGCGAACAGGACTGATCGTTCGTGCGCGAAACTGAGGACGTGGAGAGGTCGATTGAACTTGTCGAGATGATTAAGCTGAACAACGGTGTTCGTCTTCACGAAACACCAATCAGCAGCATTGAAATCGTCCAGCGGAGGTGATTGAATCCGCATGAACTCCGAGAAATAGTCGCAAGGCTTCGAGAACCGTGGTGCTTTGTCGAGGGCCCGATGCGCCACCTGACGTCCATGATAGGTGAAGAAGTTGAAACGAGCAATGAATTGCTCCTCCTCCACATGTATGTCTTGACCCGTACGACGACGTTTCTTCCCCTTGCGCTTGACAGTCGCCAGTGACCCAGATCTGCTTTCCTCAGTCAGGTAGGAGTGAGTCTCCATCCCCGCGCTGGGGTCCGAGACCATATCGTCGATGGGTGCGTACACTGAGGACTTGGGAGAGTGAAGTTGGAACGTCGCCGCAGGCTGCTTCCACTGGTGAGACATGGTTTGCGCAGGTAAGTGCACTTGAGATGCGAAGTTGAGATTGTTGGAAGACTGGAGTGCGAGTTCTTGACCGAACTCAGG